AAACGGGTGTTGATTGCGTCCATTTCTGCCTGCTCCACGTAGAAGTCAGTAGCGGGATCGTAGTACTGGCCTTCCGTGTTGTCATAATACAACACACGACCACTGAAGTTGAACGGGCCTTCCAAGTCCTTGCGAGGTCCATACTTGTCACGCATGACATCTATGGTGTCAACTACACGATATCCCATTATCGCTCCAATCTTACTGTGATAGATGCATCCGGATGGATGTGACGCTTGACTACTTTGTAGCCCTGCGCCACAAATTGAGCTGTCTTCTTTTCTACGTATTTGGATTGCCCTGTAATCACTTGCATCTCTTGCTCCTTACTATGCCACTAGTATAGCAGAATGGGAATTATTGGTCAAGTACTACTAGAGTATTACCGCCAAAATCTGTCTATTAAGGGGTCAGCAGTGCATTCGTGCGGCTTGGGTCGGCCGTGGAATACAAGTATGCTGGCAGCAGGATCAATTTGTGCCACTGTTCCTGGCTGCTTGGGCTTGCGAGAAGTAAAATTATAGCCACCCTCACTCACTTGCCAACGCCAACTTTGTAATTGGGCTTGTTCAAAATTTCTTCGTTGGTTGTATTCTATCACTGAGCCTATGTAGTCTTGGTCGCCGTGATACTTTTTCACTGTTTGTGCAATATCTAATTTTTCAAAATCAGTCCATACATGGGAAAACTTTTCAACATTCCACCACATCACACTAGAGTTCATTCCCGAATGCCCTTGCCGTTGCAGGTATCTAAAGTCACGTATGGTCCAAAAATGTTGTGTGGGCAAATCTACCAACCATTGAAGGTCGTTAACAATCACACAATCAAGATCAAAATACAACAAGTTGCCTACATGGTGTTCTGTGTTGAACAACTGCATTTTGTACCACCACGATCGTTTTGGTCCAGAAATTCCTGGCCAATCTATTAAACAATGTTTGATCATGTGAGGAGGTACTGAACGATCATGTTCAGTGTAAACATGAAAACGTATGCCATGTTGCAAGTTGCGTGACAACATGTTGTACAGTTTTTCCACATAGATCCAGTCGTAACCAGATCCGTGTATTACACAAGCACAATCAATTATGCCGTCAGTGCGGGCTCGATTCTTTTTAGCCATAATCCTTGTCTTAGTTCTTGTACTGTATATTCGGTGTGGCAAATCTCTGTCAGCCATTGTTGCCGATCAACAGTATAGGGTTGTTCAATATCAGCCATGGCCACACTCACACGTGCAGTCAAACTTGACCCATCCACAATGGGTCTACAACCCGATATTGCAGCCTGTATGCCAGGGCCTGAATTATAATTCACCACAGCATGGCAATTGAAGTGCATGTCAAAATTGTCATAGGTGTTGGGCACCAGTCTCGGTTGTTCTATACTGACTCCTGGGGGTAACTGCGTCAGCCTCAAGGGTGATCTTGGGTGTGGTCTTACCACAATGGGTCTATCTGTGACTGTGCGCAACTGTTGTATTTGATTGAGGATCCAAGACTCCATGCTGTCTATACCAGCAACCTGTAAACTGTTTTTGTGCTGTGAGGCAATTATAATTTCGGGATTTGCACTACATTGTTGAGCTAGGCTTATTCGAAGTTTTGCCGGCCGACTATAATCTAACTTGTGTTGATGACCGTAATATCCCGCATTGGTGATGTGATTTACAGCTATTTTCCAAGTTTCTCCTCGATACAATGCCCCTACCTCGACGATTATCACTGGTTTATTTTGACTGCGATAGTGTTCATATACTGCTTGGTTTGGCTTCATTTTGCCATGCCACAGCACCGACCATATCACCGCCGCGTCTGCTGTCCAGGAATTTTCTTGAGTTTGGATGCCTGCTGCCTGGCAGGCATCCAGCACAGCACCCATAACTGGGGGTGAATTTTTAGCACATTGTGCAGGAAAATAAGCTATGGTTTTAATCAATGTAAATACACCTATGAAATACACTGTAGTTACCACGTTCAACACCGATGGATACAATACCTACGGTCGGCGAATGATTGACACTTTTTTACAGAATTGGCCCAAAGAAGTTGATCTGATTGTGTATGCCGAAGGCTGTGCCATTGATCAATCAGCTCCTAATCTTGTTGTGCATGATATCAGCATTGTGTCTGAGCTCACTGCTTTCAAACAAAAATGGCAAGGTGTGCCCAAAGCTATAGGCGATATTTCAAAAGATCCTGTTCGCAGTCTGCGACCAGATTCTGGCAAAGGGTTCAAATGGAATGCCATTAAATTTGCCCACAAAACATACAGTATTTTTCATTGTGCGCAAAATGTCAATACCGATGTGTTGATATGGATGGATGCTGACACTATCTGCCATAGCAGAATTACCGTGGAAGATTTGGATAGATTGTGTTCTGCCCAATACGAATTGTGTTTCTTGGGACGTAGGAAAAAGTACAGCGAGTGTGGGCTCTATTCAATGCGACTAGGCACCAAAGGAATCAAAAGATTTCTCAGAGAATTTCGACGAATGTATGATGATGCAGATCATGGTATCTTTCTACTGGATGAATGGCACGATAGTTTTGTATTTGATGCAGTGAGAAAAAACATTCCCGGGTTGATTGAATTCAGTTGGAGTGCAAGCCTGGGAGATTTAAGACCCAGTAAACTCAACAGTCCCGGCGAAGGGCATCCCTTGATCAATTCTGAATGGGGTGCATACCTAGACCATCTCAAGGGAAGTCGTAAAAAAACAGGGCGCAGTTTGCCCAGTGATTTAAAAGTCAAAAGAATCGAGGAATACTGGCAATGAATTGGATTTATCTTAGTAAGAATGGCGATGACGAATACATTGATATGTATGCTCATGGTCTTGGTGTGGAGTCCACTCCACTGGAGTCTTGGATCTATGAAGACAGCAAAGACCCCATAATGCTACGTGGTATAATGAAACACAAAATTATCAAAAAGTGCTGGGAAGATGGTCGTCCATTTAGATACATGGACTCAGGTTACCTGGGCAATCGTCCAGGATCCAACAATTCGCATGGTTGGAAACTATGGCATCGCGTTGTGCCTAACAATTTACAACATGACGCAGTAATTCCTCGTCCCAGTGATAGATGGAACCGACTGGGTTTTGAAATGTCCAATCGTCGTTATGGCAGTTCAATATTGATTATTGCGCCTGACGAAAAACCTTGTAAGTTTTATGGCATAGAACTAAACACATGGCTCAACGAAACTGTTGCCACTATAAAACAACATACAGACAGACCCATTGTGATTCGTAATCGCACACGCAGTCGCACTGAACGCAAAACAAATCGTGTAGAACATTCACTGTTGGATGTTCATGCTGTGGTGACCTTTAACTCAATTGCAGCCACAGAGTCAGTGCTGGCAGGTGTGCCAGTGTTTGTGCTGGCACCATCAAACGCAGCTCGTCCTGTGGCCAATTTAGATTTAATCAAAATTGAAACTCCTTGGTTTCCCGACCGAGATCAACTACAAGCCTGGGCCAATCATTTGGCCTATGCTCAATTTCACATTGATGAATTCAAAAATGGCTCAGCCGAGCGCATACTCAACCAAACTGAGGAGATGTTGAATGTATGAATATCAAGGATGGTGGTTTCCAGACACAGAAGACCATTTCCCAAAAATGATGAAGAAGAGCATAGACCGCGGCGGTCCAGCCGAGTATCAATATCAGGTGCGTGACCGTAGCATGACTTATGTTAAAAAACATGGTGTAGCATTGGATATTGGAGCCAACGTGGGGTTATGGGGTCGCAGTTTGTGCGAGAAATTTAATCAAGTCATAGCATTTGAACCAGTGCCTATGTTTCGAGAATGTTTGGTCAAGAATGTGGTGAGTTCACGATTGCACATCAAAAATTTTGCACTGGGAGATCAACGCACAACTGCCACAATGATCATCACAGAAGGCAATACTGGACACACGCACATTGATCCGGCCAGTCTTGGATCAGGCAATGTTGAAGTATACCGATTGGATGATCTAGAACTAGATACAGTAGACTACATAAAAATAGATTGCGAAGGCTACGAGTATAGAATATTGCAGGGTGCAGAACAAACTATAAAACAATGCCGCCCCGTTATTGTGGTAGAACAAAAACCACATGATGCCTACAGTGATCAGTACAGTCAACACGCTGCCATCGGCCTGTTGCAAAATTGGGGCATGATACGGTTGGATCAAGTCAAAGATGATTGGATCATGGGATGGCCTGCGGTATGACAAAAAACTGATACCCAGTACAATATTGAACATGTGTTTTACTTTGAAAAACTATGAAAACATTTATAATCAGACTCAAAGGTATTGAACTATCTGAACGATTGGCTGATGAGTGCATTGAACAAGCCAAAAAATTTGACATACATCCTGAAAAATTTGACGGTATCAATGGGCTTGTGTATCCTAAACATCTTGAAAAATTACAAATACATCCATTAAAAAAGTTTAAAAAAGGCCTGCCAGGCGTGGTAGGATGTTTGCTGAGTCATTATTACATCTGGTTACAATGCATGCGAGATACAGAATCTTACTTGGTGTTGGAACATGATGGCTACATGATTAGCCCCTTGCCCAGCGACATTGAACAAAGTTTTACAGACATACTAAAATTGGATTATGAAAATCCTTACAGTAGATTATACGAACAATTAATAGCACAAAATGTCAGCAATCCAATACAGATAAAAACAGTTGAGCCCGGTGTTGGTACCTGCAATAAAACTATGAACAATGGTGCAGGCTGGTATTCAACTGGATCTTATGCCTACATAATCAAACCACATGCTGCAGGTAAAATGGTTGCCTGGATCAAGCGTCACGGCTTCCTTCCATCCGATCAACAGTTGGCCAGTAATGCAGCTGATATCAAGATATGTGATCCCAGCATTGTGAGATTGCATCCTTATTTTTCTCCCGCCCAGGGGCTGATAAAAGCATTGTCAATGACCATGAACACTGAGTTACTATTATGAAAATACGATTCT